TCCAGTATTATTCATTTTCTTCTTTGGGTTTTTCGTCATCACCTAATTTAATTTCTAGCTCAACGTAGGTGGTATAACCACTGTTTGTGTCTAAGCTGTGTGTGCAACGGGTTATTGTCCATAGCGTGGAGTCGATTTCCTTTTTGAATCCTTCGACCGATGCGGGCATTTCTGGGTAAATATCGGGACGACCTTCGGCAAGGTTGATGCTAAATTGTGATGCACCGCGTTGTAATTTGTACCATTCATTATGAGCCGCTCGGTATGCATTTTGTTTTGATGCATAGGTATGTCGCAGTATTTTTACGTTTCCGTCAGCGCCAGCAAGTACGCTGTTTTCATCTTTGCTTGTTTGGTTGTTTTTGGGTTTTGTTTTTCGAGTTGCCTTGGCTTGCTGTTTTTTTTGTTGCCGGTAGTCAATCCAATACGCTTTTACACCAGTGTAAGCATTTCTATCAGCAATAGCAAAACGATGCTGATCGCCAAGTTTACGGGTGATTGTTGTTGTCGGGATGTCTTGACCATTTACTGTTTTTGCCAATCCTTTTTTAAAAATAATTAGCATGCCGTTTTTTAATGTTACAGCCGCATTAAAATCATTACATAAACGGGTTAAGAATGATGCGTCAGATTCGTTGGTTTGGTCTATATGGGCAATGTGTTCATGCTCTATGCTATTATCTATTCTGTATTGTAGATCGTGCCGCTTTGCGATTTCTTGAGTTATTGCTCCTAGTGTTGTGTTGGAATAACTTTTTTCACGCTTTTCATTTAATGAGTCACGTAAATTGGCACTTTTTCCCCTAATTGATAGTACGTCTGGCGTTCCTGAGTGCTCGCACTCGTCAATAGTGAAGATGTTTTGTAATATAACATTATCATTAACCCAGCCTAATGATACGCTAATTTGAATCCCCCGTTTGGGCAGTTCAAGCTTGCCGTCGCTATCATCTAGTTCAATCGATATGGTGTCAGCATCTAACCCTCGATTGTCAGTAATTTGCATTGAGATTAGGCGTTTGTCAAAATTCGATGTAATATCTTTATCATCAATAGTAATGGTGTAGGTTGGTTGTTTCATATCATTCCTATAATATCAGCGAAAGGTAACCAGTCGGGAGGGTCAACTTTTGTTAGTGATATAGTGAATTCAATTTTACGAGGCGCACCATCTTTAAAAAATTCGGTTTTTGTTTTTTTTAAGTTAGTCATTACAAAAAAGCCAAGTGGTATGCCAGATCCTTCGATTAATGGCCATGAATAGCCAAGGTCGGCCATTCTTTCTAAAAGTGCTAAACTTAATCTACCCCCCGTTAATTCTGGATACAATACGCCAGATAAGGTTATTGTTTCGTTATCACGACCAATAAATTGTAATGCTGAACGCTGATTTACCCGTGAATTAGCTGGGAACCGCCAGTCTTTGTTTTCTTCTGCAGTCTGATAGGGTATTGTTTTTAAGCTGAAAACAAATAAACCATAACACATCATCATATTAATCGATATCCCTTAAACTTGATCGGTAGCGCGCTGACTGATTACGTTCACGCCGTTCTATCTCTTTAGCCACGCAACGTGCTAGTTCTTGTTCATTCATGCCCGGCGCGGCATTGATTGTTATATAATATTGTGATACGCCAGAAGCGCCACTGATAGGGCGGCGATTATCAACGACAACGCCATTTGAGAGTTGTGAGCCTGTTGTTATTATGTCATTTGCAAATCGTTTAATTTTATGAATTGCATCATCTTGATTACCCTCAATGCCATTGATATAACCATCAACAGTATGACCACCAAATTTTGCAAATAAACGCGAAGGTGAGTGAATATCTAATGTATTTTTAAATCGGTTGCTGATTTTTTTTCCAAGTTGGTTCATTGAGCGCAATGCCTCGCTTTGGTTATGTTCGATGCCGTGTATATAACCGTCGATTGTATAACCACCAAACTTAGAAAAAACTCTTGATGGGGAATGAATATCTAGTGTGTTTTTAAACCAGTTGCCAATATTGGTGCCAAGATTTGATACTGCTTTTTTTGTTTCATCCCATTTATTGTTGATTCCTGTGATGACCCCATTAGAAATATCAGAGCCGATTCTAGATAATTTATTAAATATGCTGTTTTCGCCAGTAAATGCCGCTTCAATCTTTTGAGACATATCATTTATTTTTGTAGGAATTAATTGTATAAAGTCAATAATATCTTTAATTTTTAAGTATAGTTTGTTTAACATACTTAAAGGCCATCGAATTGCCTTGCCGACACTTCTCCCAAAAGATTTGCCTGATTCTTTTGCATTTTTGAACTCTTCTTTTGTTAACTTTACTGGTTCAAACAGTTCACAAAACCAATTTATTAAGCTACTTATTTTTTCTCCAAGCCATTTAAATCCGTCACCGATTGTTGTAACAAACGGTTCAAGGTATGAAAATTCTTCAGCTACGGGCGATAATGATTCTTTTAATCCCTCCCAAAATCCAATAAACCAAGCTTTAATTGGCTCCCAGTATTTACGAATTACTAATGCGGCAATAACAATAACAGCAATTATTGCCGTAATTGCCAACCCGATTGGAGTAAATAAAAAAGCGCGACCAACAGAAGTAAATATGAACCCTAAGCCTTTTAACGCGGCTCCAAGGGTTTTTATCGGTGACCCTGCTATTGAAAGTAAAGCACGTCCAAGCGTTTTCAATCCACCACCGGCTATATTTGTTTTAGTGAATAAACCACCCAGAGACAACCCTAATCGTGATAATATAAATCGGGTCATTAATATTGAACCAAATATACTCATTATCATTATTGCAAATTCACCAAATGCAGTAGTAATTGTTGCTGCCCCCGCACCAATAATAACCAGTGCTTTACTTACCGCTGGATGTTTTTTGAGAAACTCACCAAATCCATGTAATAAATTAGTTAGACCTTGAACAGTTTTACGAAGCCAGCCATCGTTTTTTTCGAATAGTTCAACGCTGATGTTTTCAAATGCAGCATGTAGCATTGTCATATCACCGGCTAAGTTGTCGAGTTTTATTTTTGCTACTTTTGCGGCTTCGCCGTCATATTCTCCTTTTTTCCCTCTTAATTTTCTAAGCTCTCCTGTATCACTTTGTTTCAATAACGTTTCAAATGCAGATGAACCGATAAAGCCTGAAATTTTTTGATTTATTGCTGTTCTTTGAACATTCCCCATGTGTTTTGTTGCGTCAGATATATCTGAAAGAATATCAAATAAGTCGCGCATGTTGCCGTTTTTATCGGTAGTTTTAACGCCTAATGCTTTAACTTCTTTTGATGTGCCAATTCGCATTAATATTTGTCTTAATGCAGTACCTGCTTGACTGCTTTCAATACCTGAGTTACCCATTATAGCGGTTGCTGAGATGATTGTTTCTGCGGTTTGTCCAAATGCAGCGCCAATGCCGCCACTATATTTTAGGGCTTCCCCTAATTTAGGAATGGAGGTTTTTGCTCTTGTTGATACCGCAACCAAAAGATCAGCTACATGCCCCATTTCTTCTGCTGATATCCCCATGGAAGTTTGAATGCTAGATGCGATATCAGCAGCAGGACCTATATCAATATCTGCTGCAGAAGCTAAATTAACCACAGATGGCATTGTACCAATAATATTTTCAACAGAATATCCAGCTTGCCCTAAAAAGTACTGTCCTTGAGCTACCTCGCTATCAGTAAATTTTGAGACTAATGGCAATTCTCGTGCTTGTTTTCGTAGTGCTAACATACGAGGATCGTTTTTATCGTCAATTCTGGTTACCGCTTGCGTTGCGCTCATGCTAGCGTCAAATTCGTATCCGACATGTAGCAGATTTTTCATACCTCTGGCTACTGTTTTCCCGGTCGATAGGGCACCATAGCCAACTCCACCAAGTACCGCCATGCGTTGCATGCCTGTATCGTATTTTGAGCGAATTTGGCTTATTTTTTGTTGACGTATGTTTAATTGTTTTAATCGCTCTGATTGCTGCCCAATGCTTTGATTGACGCTTGTTATTTGGTTTTTTAATGTAATTTGATGTTGTGTTAAATTTTTAGTGCTAATTCCAGATTGGTGTAACTCTGCACGCAATGGTGTTAATTTATCTTTTAATTTTTTTGTTTCTGCGGTTGCCTTATTAAATTCACGTTGTAACGCCTTTGTCGGTGTCGTAGTGTTTTTAAGTTCAATCGCTAATGACTTAGCTTTATTTTTTGCCTCTTCAAACTGTTTTCTTAACTGAACAAAGCCATCAACATTTTTTTGAGTGTTGTTAAGTTTGTTTAATTGATTACGAGTGTCTTTTAATTGTTGAGCCAGCTCCTTAGCTCCACCCATAACATTGCGAAGCGGCCGACTTGTTTTATCTATGCCGTTTAATGTAATTTTTAATTGTAAATCATTCATCAGATGCGCCGCTTCTTAGGCGAGCTTGTTCTCGCCATTCCATTAGTTCAGATAGGGTAAATTCATACATAGCAGACGGTTGCCAATGAAAAATTGAAGCAATATCTGCCATTGCATCGTCTACTCTGGCTGGGATTCCGTCGTTACATCGTTCGATGTCGTAGACAAAAAACCAGCAATAACTTGTGTGATAGCTGATAAGTCAATTAAATCTAGATTGAAAACCTCGTGCTCTGCAATGGTAGGCGTTGTGATACGCGGTAATACTTTTGCGAGTGAATCAATGTCCAGCTCAATAAAGTCAACTAATTTAATTCCACGTAAATCACCCGTTAATGGCTTGCGGATTGTTAATTCTGTGATAGTGTTTTTGCCTGATTGTAGTCCTGATTTTAATTTAAGTTGTTGTGTATTTTGCATAACTTTTACCCTCGTGTTAGTGATAGTTGTGATAGCCCTTGCGGGCTATGTTTTGTTTGTTGGTTTGTTAAATTCCGATTGCGTGGCGAGCCTGCTTTAATCGGTCTTTTCCGCCAATTTTGTCAATCATATTGATAAAATCAATTTCGGCGCTTTCTTCGTTGTCGATAACTTCTTTATAGTAGGTGCAGTGTGTGGTAATCTTTGTTGAGTTGCTCTCACCTTGTTTGAGTTCACCGCGATCTTGTTCTTTGTGGCGACCCGTCATAATGATTTCGACTTTAGTGAAATCTTCACTATCATCTTTTTGATAAGCACCCGCAAAGCGTAATTTGACGCCATTTAATAAACCGCCGTGCTGTTTTAATACTTCGTAGGCAAGGCCGCCAATTGACCATTCTACAACTAAAGCGTCATCGTCATAGCCAAGGTCAATAGGGGCTGAACCAGGCATACCACCACCGCGGAAATTTTCAAGTTTGCGAGTTAGCTTTGGAGGCGTGAATGATTCAACCTGACCGATGTAAGAAGTACCGTTAACGTAAACGTTAAAGTATTTGAGTTTTTTAGGTAAAGCCATTGAGTTTCTCCTTAACTGGTTGCTACTGAATTAGCTAAATCAACCAAATATTTATCAGTGATACGCTGACGTAACATTAGGTTTTCTAATGGTGGTACTGGGGTGTAGTCATAATCGATATATAACTTTCCAGCTTTTAGAATATCTGGCGTGTTCGCTTCTGGATCAAACCATGCTTTGCCATCAACAATGTAACCGTTCGATTTTAATTCACGGAATTTATTGTTAATAGACTCAATCAAATCTTTGATTAATGAGGCATGCATTGGCGCATCCACTAAGGCAAATTGAGCTTCGGCAATGGTGTCTGCTAATACTTGTGCTGTGCGTGTATAGTTTTCAAACGCAAATAAGCTATCTGCTGAGCAAGTGCGAGATCCCCAGAAGCGGTAACCTTGATTACAAATAAGCGTAGTGACTTCATGTTCGTTTAAGTAGTTGGAATCAGAGCTTTCTTCTTGCAAATCCCAAAAAACATCATGCGAAATGCCCGTCACACCGTTAACGGTGACATTTGATAATGTTTTATGCCAGCCGACCTGTTGGTCGATTTTGGCACGCAAGCCAATAGCCCGAGCTGTTGCGGCCAATGTGACGTTTTGTTTTTGTGTTGTATCAAACCCAATAAAGTTCGGCCAAATTACCATGGCCTCACGAGCACCTAGCTGATTACGATAAAGTACTGCATCTTCTTTGGTTTTTGCCCCGTAAGCGGATACATAACAAAAGGCACGTAGTTTTTGTGCTATTGATATTAATGCCGTAGCAACGGGCAGTGAATCATAACCTGGCACACCCAAAATACGTGGCTTAACTTTAAGTTGAGTTTGTGCCGAAAGTAGGGCTTTCATGCCAGTATATTTGCCGTCGTTGGTTGTGGTACCAATGATGTTTGCTGTTGTGTCGGCTTCTGTTGCACCTGCTTCAACACGCACAGCAACAATAACGGGTGAGCACTGATCGGCAATAGCTTCAAGCGTTGGTTTTAGTGTGCCTTGTGAACCTGCTTTACCAATAGCCGAATTTACATTAGTAATTAAAATAGGGGTGTTAAGTGGAAAATGGTTAGCGTCCGCATCATCGCCAGTACACACAATCCCAATAACAGCCGTTGAAACGGTTCTGATTGCTCGTGCACCTTCATTAATTTCAATGACTCGGACGCCGTGGTGGTAGTCGTTTGGCATAAGTTCTCCGGTGTTTTACGATTTTGTAAAATAAATGTACGGAGATAGTTGCACATTAAAAAGAATAGCGTTAACGGTTCGACTTGTAACTTTTGTTTTTACAAGTCGAAGTTAGCGCTGATATGTTAAAGATTGTTTGGTTTTTCAGGCCATTCAACATTTTCAGCATCATTAACATCAATGCGATTTAATAAAACACGATATTTTTTCCATTCTGCATACAATTTTTGTTCGTCATCTGTAGCAATTTCTGCATCGATCGCATCCTGCAAAAACTCGATCTGCGTTTTAGCCTCATTTAGCAACTGATTTTTTTGCGCAATCGCTAAATTTACATAGTGCTGATGTTGTTTTTCTTTATCTATCTCCCATTTTTTGCCGTTCCACACATCAAACTCGCCGGATGGTTTCAGCAACGTATAATCATCCGGGATATCACCAATTCCAGTTACTGTTGACTCCTCGCCAGTTGATTTTAAATAGATTTTTTTGCCGCGATGGTCGGCCGGATAAACCCACTCATCACCAACTCGAACAATCGCGTGCTCATTATCAACGGGTTGGGGGGCATCTAAACATACATGCGGCGGCGGGCATAGACCGACCGGCAAATACTCATACATTGCACCCAAAAATTCGCCGGTCTCAAGGTCAGTGTTATAAACTAACGCATACCCGGCCTTTGTGGTAAACCCGTCCTGTCCAAATTCCGCAACCTCTGGTTTTATTTGGTATTTCATAATAAATCCCCTTTAATAAATTAAATAATTACGCAGCTCTAACGATATATAAAAATGCAACGTTTCTCTGCCGAACCTCATGCGCAACGGGGGTTTGCCTCGATGCGTCGAAAACAACTAACGTATTATTGCCGCCAGTCCCTGCAGATAAATGGCGACGAGAATTATCTTCAACTGCATAAAATGCACCAGAAACATTAGCGCTGCCGGTAGCACCGGAAATCGCAGATTCAAACCCGAACGTACCAGTTAGATTTCTAATCGCATCACCCTGCCAACTTAAAATAACTCGGTCTGGATCTACGCCGCGTCCTGCGTCTAATCCCCGCACAATTTCGCCACGCAATTCAGGTAAAATGCCATTTGGATACGCTCTCGCAAGCAGGGGGTATTCAGAACGATTAAACCCCCAGCCGTTGCAAACCATCCAACCCGGCGGCGGAGTAGTTGTTGGCCAGGGCATGGGTATACCTACCGGGAAAAAGTTGTTAAATATGAATTGTTCTAACCCAGTAATTTTTGACACATCAACATATCCGTGAACCAATCCCCCGTTTCTGTCAACCGCCCAGCAGAGATTTTTATGTATAGAATTTTTATCAAAAAAACCGAAAATTCCATCATTGCGCACCGTCGCGTGATACTGATGATCGGGAGAAAAAACAACAGACTCAAACGGCAGCGACTGAAATCTATCGATTATTTTTGTGACATTATCATTAACATTAGTTATTCTATTGTGTGCATTATTAACATTTTCATTAACATTTTTTGCGTAATTATGCACATCAGTTATTCTGTTGTGTGCAGAACTAGCATGATCATACGCTGATTGCGCTTTCGAGTCAGAATACTGCGCATAATTAAACGCATCTCTGACCGCCTTTGACGTTGCCGCTTCCGTTTCTGATGAGCTGTCAATTGCTGAGCTTAATTTGACTCTACCCACTGAGCTTGTTGTTGCTTGTATTTCTGCTACTTTTTTTGCTGCTGTTGCTAGATCATATGTAGCCTTGACGGCTTTAGGGGTAGCAGCTTGATTTTCTATGTTACTATTTGTCGCTGAATTTAACTGAACAAATCCTTTAGATTTTATTGTTGCGTCTGGGTGATTTGTTGATTCTTTATGTTCCTCCATTTTTGTAGCAATCAAGCGATCAACATATTCACGAGTAGCCAATACAACCGCTGGGTCTATTTTTAGTGCCACAGAATCGACATTACCAACAATAATAATCATTCTGATAACTTGAGTTCTGCCACTACCTTCGGCAAGTTTTGGCTTATAGGTTGGTGGGCAGTTACCTACAGCTATTAAATTGCCTTTATCATCATACAGACCGATTTCATGAATAAACCAACCGCCCTCATTTTCGGGTATTACTTGTTCAGCGATAATTTGATTAGGATTGTTTTTATCCACTGATAGAGAATTTAAAGATGCTCGGCGAACTTCGTTAACCAGTGCGGTTTGCGTGGTGATAGGTTTTGGTATTGAACCATTACCATCACCAACTGCCATGCTGGTTAATTTTAGCGGAACCCCTAACGCGGTTGCATTAGCTAATAGCTCTGTTCCCAATTTTGTTAATATTGTGTAGTATGTTTGGCTCATGGTTGTATACTCATTTTGTCAATTAAGTGAATTGTTGCGCCAAGTTGACCTTTTGACGATGTTGTGATTGTTTTAGCAATATAGGGATAAATATTTAAGGTATTGCCATCGTAGCTGCTGGCACCAATTTTTGTGCTTCCGCTAGTTACTAGTTGCAGTGATAAACCTGATAAATGCCGTGAAACTGGTTTAACATCATCAATGATTAGGCTCAACTCTTGATAGGATTCATCAGTAATACCTTTGTCTGATATGCCAATTTCAATTGCAAATGTGCCAGGTGTATTGTTGTTTTGCCACCATTCAATAATATTTATCAAATAGCCGAAAGGTTCAACCGCACGGCGGATGGCTTCTTTCGTGCCTTTTAACTTGTGAATTTCAAACGCTTCGGCAATAACTTTGCGTTTTGTTTGTTCTGGCCAGTTTTCATCCCAGCGATCAACGCTATATTGCCAAGCTAAATAAGGTAATAGTTCAAATGGGCATGTTTTTGGATCCCAAAGTGAACGTAAATGAATAGGTAGATCACAAATCATAGCTTGTGATAAATTTTTTTCAAGTTGAGTGGCAGAGGGGGGTAATAGCGTTCTATTCGTCATAACCGGCAACCTCAACATAATAGCTTGTGCAATAACTCGCTTGCTCTCGATTGATTAATATATCTTGTACGGGTTGTAGTAATTCGACACGTTGCACACCAGCAACATGTAATGCTGAAATTATTGCACTGCGATTAATTCTACGTCCAATGCGGTGCTTTTCGGTTATATACTCTTGCAAATTATTTGTTGCCGCTCTTTTGATTGGTTCTGATTCTGGACCTGGATATAAATAAAGTTTGGCGTTTATTTTATATTCAATCAGGGCGACTGATTTCACAGTAACACGATCGGCAATAGGGCGACGGTTGTCTTGATTGACAGCGTCAGCGACAGTACTAATCAGATCGTTACTGGCAATACCGTTATTTTCACGAGACAAAATGGCGAGCGTTACGCATGCAGGCGCAGGACTTTCAGCGGCGGCATCTAGTACTCGACCATCCGCACTGCGGGCATAAAATTCATAAGCGGCACGAGGACCCGCGACAGATAAGCCCTCAAATGCCGCTTGAATTCGTAGCCTAAAATCACTATCTGATTCTTTAATTTCAGGAATTGATGGCGTGACAGTATTATCTGCGTGTTGAATGATTAAGCGATACACATGAAAGTTAGCCCCAAGATGATCTAAGTCATTGCCTTTAGCATGAGCAATCATTAATGCGTGTGATGCTTCGTTGATCCTTTGTCTTAAGATCAATTCATAATAGGCACTTTCTTGTAGTAGTTTAACGATTGGCTCACTTTCATATTGCAATGTTTTAGCAACTTCGCTTTGCTGTTCTGCTGGATATAGCGATATAAACTTTTCTTTACGTTGAGCAAATAAAGCTTCAAAGTCTAGTGGTTCGATAATATCTGGTGCAGGTAGTTTTGATAAATCAGTTAACGTGGCCATGTTGCAATCTCTATGTCACTGGTAAAGGTTTGATTAGGCTTATCTGTGCGTGAGCCGGTTAATTGCATGGTTAGCTTTTCGTTATCGGCAAAAATATCAACTGCATCCAGTTTTATGCGTGGCTCCCATTGATTTAGTGCCATTACTGTCGCTGAAATGACACGCAATCTTGTTGCTTCGGTGTTTGGATTATCTAAAAGTAAAAATAAAAAAGAACCATAATCACGGCGCTCTATGCGTGAGCCTATCGGTGTTGTTAAAATATCTTTAACGGATTGGTTAATGTGATCCATATCCGTAATGGTGCGTCCATTTTGGCTGTTCATTCCGATATAACTCATTGTGGCCCTCCTGTTAGATCACTACCAGCTTTGACGCCACTATGTTTATGCGTGTCGAGTACAACGCCGTTAGACGACAATTTGCCTTGCTGATGAATTACGTTTCCGGTTAATACCCCCGTATTACCGCTAACACCACCACCTGTTGCGCTAAATGATTTAAATGTCACATGGTCACTACATTCAACAAGTGGTGTATCAAGGTGGATTTTAGTACCCGCTTTAGCGGTGATTTGTTCACTTGCTTCAATAACTGCTGTTTTTATGCCTTTTATGGTTAAACTGCTGTTTTTCGGTTCATATTCAAATGTTGCACCGTCTGGAAATGTTACTAAATAAGCATCTTCTGAAGTTGATGGCGCAGGGTTATCATTACAATAAAGGCTTGGTAATACGCAACCAAGTTCAAGGTTACCGTTAGGGCTTAAAATAAATACTTGTTCACCAATAGAAGGGCGCCACCACGATCGGCTTTTGCCAGCACGATGAGTAAACCATGGCAACCAAGCAGTAACTAATTTTCCAGAACGGACTTTTACCCGATCGCCTTTGGTTTGATAAACAACGCCTTGGCGGATCAGGTTTTCAATTTTTCGTAATATATCGACTAGGTCGGCAGGGTGATAATTTTGCATAGCGTTATCATTATTATTTATAGGTAAACAATAAAGCTTATCGACTTGTAAAATTGATTTTTACAACTTACTAGCCAAGTGGGCGATAGTGATTTGCTCAATTATGTTATAGTCGTGTTGATTGAAGCCAAGTAGCTTTCTTGATGGATATTTAATGGTCCAATCATCTTTTTTATTTACTCGTGCACGTAATCCGTAATGATGAATGTGTGTTATACGAGATACCGAATTAATAAATTTTACGGTAGCGCAGTTGCTGTTTGCTGATATGCGTAGATATTTAGTTGTTCGTAGCTTGGTAAACATTTTACGGCGAATCTTTCCCGTTTTTTTTCGAAACGCCTGTGGTCTTCTAGGTTCAAAAGAGGTGCCGTTTGGTTGTTTCTGGGCTGTAATACGTTTACGGTTACTTTCCCGTAGTTTTTTAGCAATTTCACGCGCTAATTTGGTGCGATTACTGTTATTTAGTTGAGTGAGTATGCCGTTTGCATACTCATGTAATTTATTTAATTCGTCGGCCATATTTCATTAACCCAATCAGGACGCATATCTATGGGTGGTTCGTCGGTAATGTGTTTGTATTCCAATCCGTTGCTTCCTTTTTTTACAATAACACGCTCTGTCAATTTCAGTTCAATACTGACATCGGTTGTATTATTGTTTAATTGCTCAATTTCAAATTTAATGGCACCTTTTCTTAGTTCAGGGTTTGCCATAAATTCTTGCTGATTGATATACATCCAACTCATTATTGGTACAATCAAATAATCAATGGGTTGTTCATAGTCAGTAATGATTAAATTAACTTTGTACTCATACTCAAAACTTAATGATTTGGCAGCCGTTGCTGTTATGTCACCGTCATCCACAAATATATGTAATTTATCGGGATTGTTTTTGATAAATAAATTATTGTCTTCAAGTACTTTTCGAAGTTGATTAATTTTTTTCATGCTGCTCCTGTTGGCATTGATAAATCATTTCGACTTGAACCGCACATTGATGCCATGCCGTTAAGATGGCTTGATTGTCGTCAATTAATGAGCGGTTCTGCTTTAAATTATTCATGGGAAGATAACAAGGCGTTACGGCTGGACAGCCAGTTTTGATAATCTGTACTTCCTTTGATTTCTGGCCGTGCGTACAACCGCTTAATAACATCAGGCAAATCAGTATCAGACCACATACGTAATTGTTTATTTTCATTGATAAGTTGCTCCAACTGTTGTTGATATTGACGATTTAACGTATCAACTGCTTGCAGTTGATTTTTTTGTTCTATTAGTTTTTGTTCGTTTGCTTGATATTGATCACTAAGGTTAAGCAATTCATTGTTTTTATAATCAATGATTTCGATCAATTCTTGCTTGTCGTCTTGAAGTTGTAGATTGCTTGCCTGTAATTGTTTATTTTTGGTGCTTAATAGTTGATCTCGTAAATAGCCAAACGATAAACAGAGCAGTAATAGCAACCACGGTAACAATTTATTTTTTAGTAGATTTTGCATAGCTTTCGTACGCCTCTTTAAGTTTTTTGTCATAACTGTTTTTTTTATAAGCTGGACCGTTGTAAAGTTTGGCAAACGTTGAAAAATCGTTATTTTTCATTGCTTGTAATAGCTTGCAATTCGATTTATGAGAAATAAAGCGGTAAAACGCATCTAACTGCATTACTTCGCTTTCTGTCATACATTGTTCAAATTGTTGAGCTGATTCATAACCAAGTAGTTGCCAGTGAAAGCCCATAATTTGGAATAAGCCCCAACTTGCACTTTCAATTGCTGAATCAATATCAATTTGTTTGGCCAGCGTTAGTCGATAGTTTTCACGAGCACCACCTAAATAACCACCAGCAATTGAGTTGACTAAATCTGGATAAGTATTTGATAATTTTTCTACATCAAAACCATGCTTTTTAAGCTGACGGTAAAAGATATGCCTTTCAAATAGAATTACGGGCAAGCCGTTTTTAATACCTGATGAGCGAGCTTCAACTTTTGTTACTGCTTGTACCATAGCCAGCTCAACTTCTAGCTTATTAGCCACATTTTGCAATTGTTCAGTTGTTATCATTATTTATTTAACCTCTTATGATGCTGATGTTGATTTGGAGAACGGCAAAGCGTGCCAATGTTGCCTTTGCTTTTTAAAAAGCAGATCAGCAGTGCTATATTCATAACTACCTGAGCGCAGTAAGCACGGCTTAATAAACCGAAAGATGAGAATAAAAATACTGATGCACTTGATGTAATCATTAGCCATGCTAGCCAGCTATATTTGGCTTTGTATTGGCAATTTTCACGATCAAAGGTAAATAATCGAATAGCAATTAATAAACAAAGAAAAGCGTTAAGGGTTATCATGGTTTTCCCCCTTTAAATTTATCCAATAAATCAGATGGGTCATCAAACTTTTTAATTAACCAAAGAAGTAGTTTGACACTTACCGCTGATGCCACTAACGCACCAAGACCAAGCGGTACCTTGGTTTGAATGTTGGATGGAAAAAGTGGTATTAGTAAATATAATGTTATTTCGGCCAACAATATTCCAAGCGCAAACGATATAAAAAATAGAAGGGTGCGACGAAGAACCGAGATATGCTCTTCACTAATTACCAGTAAGATTGATCCACACAGTGCGCCTAAAATAATGCCATTTTCAATATTGGGATAAATCATTGATATTGAAAATGCACTAATCACTGCGGTGAAGGTTGTTGTAGTTGGTTCTGTCATTCGGTTAATCCCATAAATTTAAGCGTTTTTTTTCTGGCTCTGGCACCACTTCAGGCACATTTACGGCGGTACCCATGGGGAGTGTTGCCTGCAGTTCACAAAGTGTTGGGTTTTGTTGGTAAATAATTTCAACAATCCCTTTAGTTTTACCAAAAACTCGATACGCCAATGCGTCAACGGTTTCATTTTGCATTGCATAAACAATCATTAAATTAATTCCATGGTTGATCGTGATTTACCTAAAATGTCACGAATGGCATAACGTGCATTGCGGTATAAGTTGCCCACACTTTCGATGTTAGGTTCAATGTCGCCTTTGGTTTTTGCTGTTGCATCAAAATTAATGTACTGTTCATTCAATAAGGCGTTTGCCCATGAATAAACCGCATGCTTGTATAAAATCAAATATTTTGATTCACCATTAATTTGCTCATCATTTAGATCGTTAATCGATGTAATACCTGCCGCTTGCTTTGTTAGCCGCCAGTTATATAAGTCGTCATTCACTGCAATAATTGCACTGGCAATTGCTGTTTTTAATCGCTCTGTTGTGACGGTACCGTCTAGCCGTTGAGTTTTTCGAACATCACTGATATTAATTGCTGGAAAAAACGAAATATTACTAATTTCGATATTGTCAGCTTCGTTAGCGATTGCGATAGCCGTAAAGTCGTTCATAATTTACCTTTGTTAATCGGCGGTGGACAAAAGCGTTAACCTGCAGAATGCATTTATTGCTTTTGTGCCGCCGAGGTGTGAGGGTTCACTCGGTTAAGCATCGGTCTTATTTAAGGCCTTTTCTAATTCTTTAATGGCTGTTTTTACGCCACAACTTTCATCAAGTTCTAAAGCTCGTTTCAAATAACCTAACGCTTGATCTGGCTGTGTTTCTTTTAGTGCATAGCCGATGGCTTTATTTAGTTTTGCTCGAACCTGATCAAACATATCTTTATCAGCGACGAGTTCAGCAAATTTAAGCAAAATGCCCGCATCAACAACTTGCTTGTTGCTAATCTGGGTTAGTGTGGTATTAGCTAGCTCTTCGGTGATGAGTGTGGCGGTTTGCCGTTGGTATTCATCAGGTGTAACCCAGTTATGTTTTAATGCATGTTCGGCCAGTGGGTATGCTTGTTCAAATTGTTTGGTGTCTATCATCCAAACTAATAGGCGCATAAATACATCGTCTTGCTGAGCATTATCAGATTCAAGCACGCCGTTAATCCAATCCATATATTCAGGAATAAGTGTTTTTTTAAGTTCAATTTTTGCTTCTGTTGATTGAAATTTTTTCAAACGAAGGCGATCGTTATTGAGCTTTGCCAGCATCATTTCATAAGCATTGGTTGTTTTTATATCGTTTCTATTACGCTCTTTTTGAGCGTAATGTTTTTGTAAAAATTTTTGAGCGGGTGATACCATGTTATTGAACCTCGATGTTTTCAATTAAACAGCCTGCTTCATAACGTTCTACAACAAACGCCTCATTGGCAGATTGGTAATCTTCAATGCGATCACGTTTCGGGTTATCAATAATTTGACGGCGAGCGGTTCCATTTTGAATATAGATAGCTAAATTGCTAAATGAGGTAATAAGCATTGCTCCTTTAGGGAAATACGGCACTCGATACGCAGGTAATTCACCGATTGATTTTTTAGCCAGTAAAATTTGACCTGCTACTTTTTCGGTGTTTTTATCGGCTTCGTTAGCAATAGGGAAGTACTTATCATGAAGCAGGCCACGACCACAGATAACAACTAGACCGGTATCATCAGAAAAGACGGGATCAATTAAATTTTCAACCGCATCATAGACGAGTGCGTCCAAATTTTTATAATCACCACCATTGTTAGCGACAATAATTTTACCTGGTGTGACTGTGCCTTCATTCATTACTCTTTCTGGCGCATCTTCACGGTAATGTTGCAACCAGCCTTTGTTGACATCTTGCAATAATGGGTTAGCGGTTCGATTGGATGTTACTGCACGGCTTGTGCCGTTAAAACCAATCATCATCCGATCTAATGCTTTTTGTTTAATTAACGCATCACGTAAAATAGTTTGGAAGTTCTTTTTATGACGCCATGCGTCTAATTTTGCATAACGGATTGATGTATCGTAGTTAGTTTGTTCACAACGATAGTTAAATTTATTAAGGTCGGAAATATCTACCGCTTCCCGATCTTGTGCTGTCGTATCGGTTGTGCTGGCTGTTGTACCTGTTACGCCAACGCCGACTTTTTCACCTTCTTGGGCGTCAACAAATTCAAAATTGATTTTGCTTAAAAATTCGGATGATTGTTGTGTCCGTTTTTCTAATGTTTGGTTTACGGTTGGATCGACAGCAAAACTTTCACTGGCATTATCAACGCCGTTAAGCTGTGCAATGCGGTGTTTGAATCCGTTAAATAGCTTTCTTGTTTCATTTCTCATTATTGATTTCCCAATTTAGTTAATCTGTTTTGTTCTTTAATCCACTGTTTTAATTTAATCTACTGTTTTAACAGTCTGTTTCAACGTCGATCGAGCCACCAGCAGAAAGAGGGCGATCAGGCGAATCTGGCAATTCACTTAATAGCTCGACAAGTTCGGTATTTTGTTTTTTGACATCACTTAGCTCGTTAGTTAGTTCAACAATTTTGGCTTCCATTTCCGTAAAGCGATCAGTTGTTGCTGTGGCGAACTGTTCGATAATCTCACCAAGTTGTACAAATTTGGTTGAGTCTTTTTCTGATTTGGTTTTGAATAAGCCCGTTAGACGTTCTAGCATTGAGCTAAATGTGGTGTCGTTTTGAGTGTCTACTTCTTCAAAATCAATCACTGTTTCTTCGGCAGCGGTGAAGAGGTTGTTAGGTGATTGTTTGCGGCTAACTAATGGGTTAACGTTTGCTTTTGCACTGAATTCTAAAAATTCAGTGCCAAGGCTAGCTGGGTCGTCAGTTACCGCAAGACCAACAAGGTAAGCTTCGCCGGTGTCCGCAAATTCGTAATTAACTTCGATAGAGGTATAAACTTTTTGTTTAGCTTTATTCAGCTGAATAAGTTCATCGGTTGGTTCAATTTGTGCAAGCAATGCTAGCTTTCCAGCAAGCGGACCCGTTTTAATTTCTTCGGCTCGTAATGCTAATACATCGCCATAGCGTTTAAATTGGCTATCAGGTGAATAACCTTTGATATGTTCCAAATTGATGCGTGCACCATAAACATCACGATCATAATTTTCTGCCATTTGCTTGATCCATTCTTTTTGGATCTTACGTCCATCAGTTGTTGCACCTTCCACCGCAACACGAAACCATTTTGATTTAATTTTTTTTGACTTCTTAACGTCTGTGCCCATTGTTGTAATCCTTAGCTGATTGTTTTTGCCTTATGTTGAATTGACAAACGAAAGAGAGCAATTGGGGCAACTTGTAAATTAGAGTTTTACAACCTGAACAAACATAAAAAAATAAAAATGATAGGTAAATTGGCGTTACTAAAGGAGAACACATGGTAAACGTCAATTTATTAGATCATTTAATTAGTGATAATACCGACCCAAGAAAAGCCGCCAGATCGCTGTATTGGGCAGGGTATCGTATTAGTCGTATTTCTGAATTATTGAATGAAAATATTAATACTATTCATAGTTGGAAACGGCGTGATAAGTGGGATGAATCATCCGTATTGGATAGGGTTAATGGCGTTCTTGAAGCGCAATTAATCCATCTTGTAATAAAACCAAATAAGGAAGGTAAAGATTTTAAAGAAATTGATTTACTTAGCCGTCAGTTAGAACGTACGGCCAGAATTGAAAAATATCAAAATGGCGGTAATGAAGTTGATTTAAACCCAAATATTGCCAATCGTAATGCCAAGCCGAAGAAAAAGCCTAAAACCAATCTTTTAACTGATGAGCAAATCGAAAAAATTAACGAACTATTTCATGATGGCTTATATGAGCATCAAAAAGTTTGGTATCGGGCTGGTTTACAAAACCGCATAAGAAACATTAACAAATCACGCCAAATTGGGGCAACTATGTTTTTTGCTCGTGAGGGTGCAGTTGATGCGGTGAATACTGGGCGTAATCAGATATTTTTATCCGCCTCAAAATCCCAAGCTTTTCAATTTCGGCAATATATTATTGATTTTTTCCACGGTATAGATATGGATCTGAAAGGGGAAGTTATCCACTTTCCACATAATGATGCTCGCCTTTACTTTTTAGGTACCAACTCTAAAACGGCACAAAGCTATCATGGTAATTTATATTTGGATGAGTATTTTTGGATTAATAAATTTTTAGAACTGCGTAAAGTTGCCTCTGGCATGTCGAGCCAAAAACGTTGGCGACAAACTTATTTCTCAACGCCTTCTAGTATTAACCATGAAGCATATAAGTTTTGGACTGGCGAGCTATTTAATAAAGGACGTAGAAAAGAGCAACGCATTAACGTTGATATTTCACATCAAGCGTTAAAAGGTGGCAAATTATGTGCCGATGGGCAATGGCGGCAGATTGTTACGATTGAAGATGCCGAGCAATTGGGGTTTGATTTATTTGATATTAATCAACTAAAACTTGAATATAGTCCCGATGAGTTCGCTAATTTATTTTTATGTAATTTTATTGATGATTCATCATCAGTGTTTCCGTTATCCAGTTTACAACCGTGTATGGTCGATTCGTGGGATATTTGGGATGATTATAAACCATTTGCCTTGCGGCCACTTGGTGAGCGACCAGTATGGATCGGCTATGATCCGTCACACACGGGGGATAGTGCAGGCTGTGCAGTTGTTTCACCGCCAATGGTTGAAGGTGGTAAATTCCGAGTAATTGAAAAGCATCAATGGACGGGGATGGATTTTGCTTCACAAGCTGAAGCTATTCGAAAAATGACTGAAAAATATAACGTCACCTACATCGGTATTGATGCCACGGGATTAGGTGAAGGGGTTTATCAATTAGTTAAACAATTTTATCCCGCCGTAGTAGCATTTAAATATTCAATTGAAGTTAAACAGCGTTTAATCCTCAAAATGCAAGATGTCATCAGACGACAACGATTGGAATTTGATGCGGGTTGGACGGATTTGGCCCAATCCTTTATGGCTATTCGTAAAACATTAACAGCTAGCCAGCGTTATGTCACTTATGTGGCTGATCGCAATGATGAGGTTTCACATGCCGATATTGCTTGGGCAACCATGCACGCAATTTATAACGAACCGCTAGAAAGTATTAGCGGAGCAAACAGTAACAGCGGTTTTATGGGAGTATTTTAGTTATGACAGAATTTACACAACAAGATGAAAAGATAGAATGTTTTACGTTTGGCGATCGTGAGCCTTTAGCCGATGCAAAAGACTTATTAAATTATTTACAATGCACCCCGTGCGGCAATTGGTATGAGCCGCCAGTTAATTTAGATACGCTAGCCAATACCTTTAGTTCATCGTCATATCATAGCAGCCCGATTTATGTAAAACGAAATATCTTAACCAGTACATTTATTCCGCATAAATACTTATCACGTCAAGCATTTGAGCGAATCGCTAATGATTTTTTAATATTAGGTAATTGCTATCTCGAAAAACGGGCCAATATGCTAAGGCAAACCGACGGACTAAAGCCAACATTAGCAAAATATACCCGTCGAGGAATAGTCAAGAACGAATATTGGTATATTGATAAGTATTGGGAAGAGCATAAATTCAAAAAAGGATCGGTGTGGCATATGCTTGCGCCCGATATTAACCAAGAAATTTACGGACTACCTGAATACTTAGCCGCTATTAATTCGGTGTGGCTAGATAACTCGGCTACTGTATTTCGTCAACGTTATTATAAAAATGGTTCACATGCTGGATTTATTTTATATTTATCTAATCCATCCCATAATGAAAAAGATATTGAAGAACTAAAAAAGGCATTACAAAGCAGTCGTGGACCTGGTAACTTTCGTAATCTGTTAATGTATGCACCAAATGGTAAACCAGATGGACTAAAATTAATTCCAGTTGGCGAGGTGGCCGCCAAAGATAACTTTGCTGATATTAAATCTGTCAGCCAAGATGATATTTTAACGGCTCATCGGGTACCACCGTCATTAATGGGAATTACGCCAAAAAATACCGGCGGGTTTGGCGATCCAGAAAAGGCATCTAAGGTATTTGCTCGTAATGAAATCAAACCATTACAAGATAGATTTTTACAGCTTAATGATTGGATGGGGGAGGAGGTTGTAAGGTTTAATCCTTATTTACTTGAATAAAAACAAACAAAAATGTTTATTATTAAGTTGACGTGATAAACATTTTTGTTTATTATTTAACTGTCTTAAAACAGCACGGAGCAATAATGAAACAAAGTGAGTTTTTAAGATGGTTAGTTGCTCAAGGTGTTGAGGTAAAGCAAGGGAGTAATCACCTGAAGCTTTATTACAACGGAAAGCAATCAACAATGCCAAGACATCCTAGCAAGGAGTTAAAAAACGGTACAATGATAGCAATCAAGAAGCAACTAAATCTAAATAACTAAAGCCCTCGTAAGGGGGCTTTTTTTAAAAGAGGTTATTATGTTTTATCCTGCAAAACTAACTAAAGAAGATGATGGTTATACAGTCACATTTAGGGATATTCCAGAAGCAATTACTTGTGGTGATGATTTGCAAGATGCGTTAGAAATGGCTCAAGAGGCATTAGTAACAAGTATGGATTTTTATTTTGAAGATCATCGAAAAGTACCGCTTCCTAGTAAGGCAAAAAAAGGAGAACACTTAATTGATTTACCTGCAAGTCTTTATGCAAAAGTATTGTTGCTAAATGAAATGATTGACCAAAATATCTCTAACGTTGAATTAGCAAAACGCATTCATGTAAAGCCACAAGAAGTACAACGTATTGTTAATTTAGAGCATGCAACAAAAATTGACACGATCAGCAAAGCATTGTCTGCTTTGGGTAAACGTCTTGAACTAAATGTAGCTTGACTTTATCACATAATCAAATGAAAGCCCCGAAAGGGGCTTTTTTTGTTATTAACATATATAAACATTCAGCTAACTAAATGTAATATTTAAAAATTTAATTTTATCTATAAAGCGTATAGAGAAACGATTTTTATTCTACACATAGCTGTTCACAGATTTTAAAATCTCTTCGCTGTGAGCGTTTTAGATGGGTTGTCGTTGATTTTTGATGATGATGTAAAGGCTAAAAGTCGAATTGTGATATTTTTACCCCACGCCACCATCGCATTAAAAGTGTGTGAAACTGTGCAAAATTGCAAATGCCACAAGAAAAGCCCTAGTATAAGGGCTTTGGCGATCCGTGATCTTTTTTAGATCTTGCGTTTTCGTGCAGTATAGGTGTGCAGTAAAAAAAATTTATATATTTTCCTTAAATGAAATTATTTATCATGCACAAGATTAAATTAATTTCACAAAAATAAATTTTGTTTACAGGTGTTGACATTGGGTTTGAATCTATTTAGTATAGAAAAATAAATCAAACTATAATAACTATAATAAAAGTATTAACGAGGATATAGCTATGGCGACTAAATTAGGTAAATTGATAAGAAAGCTTAGAATAGATCACGGAACAACGCTTAGAAAAATGGCTGAAACTTTAGGTATTAGCTCAGCCTATTTGTCCGCAATCGAATTAGGAAAAAGAGCTGTTCCTAATGATTTTCTTCACAAATTAAAAGAAAGTTATGCATTATCTGAATCTGATTATAAAGAGTTAAAGGATTCTGTTGAATCATTTAGCTCTCATTTTACTGTAAATTTAGACTCAGCTAATGCTAGACAAAAAGATGTATTCATTGAATTTGCGAGAATGCTTGATAATTTAGATTCAAAAGATTTAGAAAAAATTAATTCTGTTTTGGAGAATAAAAATAATGAATGAAAGTAGAATCAGAAAATTGGGGTTAAGAGTTAGTGGAAAAAGCTGTAAAACAATAAAAAATTATGCAAATGAAGCAAGAAAAATTTTAGGGTATGAATTTAAAGAGTATATTAATATGGCTAGTTTAATGGAGATTTTCATTCATAATGACATGTTAATTATACTCGAAGATAATGATGAACGAGTTCAACAGAAATATGCATATACTCATCCGGATAAAGGGAAAATCTATGTGAGAGATTCTGTGTATAATAATGCTTTTGATGGCGATCCTAGAGCTAGATTTACAGTAGCTCACGAAATAGGGCATTTAATAATGCATAAAGAGCAAGAAATATTTGCAAGAAGTACATGTAATCAGCATAAAATTTATGAAGATTCCGAATGGCAAGCAGATGTTTTTGCTGCTTCATTTTTAATTAATCAAATATTTGTGGCTGATGATATGAACGCACAAGAGATCGCTAATAAATTTGGAGTCAGTTTGGCAGCAGCGGAATCATGGATGAAATATAAAAACAAATAATAAAAAACCAACGAAAACGCTATCGTTGGTTTCTTAGGGGGTATGATAAAGACACATACTTAATTGGCGTTTTGTAGTGTCTCATACTTCCTTAAGTTTCGTCAATAGCGAAATTTAAAGGAGGCATATTATGTCTAAAGAAAAAAGGGAAGGTTATACCTTAATTTTTAGAACTTTTATTACAACAAAAAGCGGGAAACGGGTTTATGCTAGTCAGTGTGGCTTAAAAGCTTTTCCTATTTGGGTTGCAGATAAAACAGCATGATTTAATTTTATTATAGGATAACACAAAATGTCTAAAAATATTAGCTCGACAAGAACAACTAAAATTGCAGTTAAAACATTACAAAATAGTACATCAAGTTCTATTCAAAAATCTTTGGCTGGAAGCGTTTTGTCACAAGTATCACCAAACAAAACTACGTCAAAAATATGGCAGCTAAGGCTTCTGAAGTATTAAATAGCTCTAAATATAGTAAGACTACGAAGTCATTAGCTGGTTCAGTATTAGAACAAGCTAAAGGTAACAAATGATACTGTGTATTGAAGAGTGGCATTGTCCACTCTTTTCTTCTTATTTAATATAGGTTTGCTTATGAATTTATCACAAAAAGTAGATTTAAATACTTTTTATAGTTTTTTAGAAAAAGCGTGGCAACCAATGTGGCTAGCTAATTTTGTTTACTGTTACTTATTTGTGGATGTTATTTCATTTTATATTTCTGGTAGTGGAATATTTAGTTATTCACTAGTGCATATATTAGATGTCAGTTTTGCTAATATAATCATCATAATTACACTTTTTGGAATATTTTCAATATTTCTTTTACCAATTATAGAGATAATCGCGAGTGATTTAATTACCAGAATTGATTTGAATTTTTTAAAAGAACCATCTTTAACGAACGATTATAAGTTAAGTAAAGGATATGTTTCATTTCATCAGTTATCAAATAGTGAAATAGTAAAAAAGTTTGATAAATTTCCAGATTATTTAATGAATATCTATCTTACAGAATCAGAAAAATTTGATTTAAAATTGAAAAATAAGTATAAATTGCAAAATCTCATTGTAGGGATTTTTATTTTTTCTATATTTGAAATTTTTGTTATTGATTCAGTAGGATCAAATACAATTTATTGTTATTTTCAATTATATTTTGAAGATAAAGTAAGTTTTGTATATGTGGTAATTTTCTTTTTATTAGCTATTAGTTATTATAAACTTTGTAATTCTTTTCCGAATTCCCGTTTTTATAATCCAATCCTCTATGCGCAAATTGAAAAAATAAAAACTGGTTAATAATCTAACAATAACTTCAGACTATTAAATGAATGATGATGCTTTTCGCCTCCTTCACTCAGCCCACCATAGAAAAAGCCCGAATATAAGGGCTTTAAGTTTATTCATTCTTTCTAAATTTTGCATTTTCATGCCGTTATGTGTTGTATAAAAATTATTCAACCGGCTCTAAAAATAGTGACGGAAAATCAACATTTTTAGCTTTAATTTTAAGTTTTTTAGTAATATGGCTAATTATTTTCTTCTCATCAGGCAATCCGTCTTTATCAAGAAATTTTTTAGAATTAGAATAGAAATCAGCGTTAGCATAATATTCTTTGGCGACTTTTAATTGTTCATCACTTAATTGTTGAGCGGTTGAATTTATTTGCCAGATCTTATCATCACACTGTGTTCCTGAATTGCCACAACCATCACTCCAATAAGAAGCTTGAGCTAAATAATAGCCTGAGCCTTTAGCTTCAGAAAAAGGCATTACGAAAACAGTTACAACTTTAGCTCCTGTTTTTGAAGAATATTCTGTGGCGGCAAGTTTGGCTGTATCAATTCTTTCTTGTAATGTTTTTGCTTCAGGTGAAACAATAAAAATTTGAACTCTTTTTCTATTTGCAAATGAAGTATCATTTTGCGATACAATTTCATAAGGTTTTACTTCAGCAAAAACAGATGGAATAAAAAATATAGA